ACCCCGAGTTGTACAAACAGATGAAAGCGCTCGATGAGTCGATGGTGGCGCTCGAGCGCGCCCGCAAGGCGGCGGATGCTCAGCCGGACGCGAGCCGGACGCGAGATTGCCTGCGGTGCGGCGTGACCTTCGAGCCAGCGCGCGCCAATCATCGGTTCTGTACCGAGAAGTGTCGGAAGGACGCATTCCGGACGCGAAAGCCGGCCGCGTAATGCCAAGGACACGCCAGATTCGGCCCGGGTTCTTCAAGAACGCCGAGCTCTGCGAGTTGCAGCCGTTGGTCCGCTTGCTGTTCGCCGGCTTATGGACGGTGGCTGATTGTGCCGGGCGACTCGTGGATCGACCCAAAGTGCTGAAGGGGGAACTGTTGGCCTACGATCAGGTGAACGTCGACAAGGCCCTGGACGAGCTGGCCGGGCGTGGGTTCATCGAGCGGTATGAGGTGGACGGGCAGCGCTACATCCAGGTGAGGAACTGGAGCAAACATCAGCACCCGCATCCCCGCGAAGAGGCATCCACTATTCCGTCTAAGGCCGGCCTAGGGCCGGATTCTGATAATGAAGTTCATACCGAAAATCCGGCCTCAGGTACGATTTCGGATGCTATGACGCGCGCGCCCGTCCTCGTAGCTTCGTCTTCTTTTCCTTCTAGTAGCTTTAACCCCTCACTCCGTGAGGAGAACCCCCCAACCCCCCTTGCCAAGGGGGGCCGAGTCAGACGACGACGGAACGGCCACGATGCCGCAGGGGGAAACGACGCTGCAGAGCCCGTGTGTCGGTGCGATGAGTTGCGCGCCGACCTTGCCGAAAATCGGAACTCGTACCCGTTCTGCGAGTTGCACGGCGACGTGCGGAAAGTGACGGTGACCCCGTGACCCACTTGGCGGACGTCTTGGCGCAGCTCCGCGAACCGCAGCCGACGATCGAGCCGGGTGTGTATGAAAGCCCCATCGAGCACGCCTTCGCCCACCACGCGACGAAATATTTCCGTCGTGGTCTCTGGCTGCAGACCCAGGTGCCCGCTGGGCCCTTTCGTCTCGACTTCGTGTTCAACGACATTGGCTTCGAGTGCGACGGCTACGATTTCCATAGCTCTCGCGCTCAGATTGCTCGGGACACGTGGCGCGATGAGCAGATCCTTGCCAGTTGCGTTGTTCGCGTGGTGTATCGCATCCCTGGACGGTGCCTGATCTATCGTCCCGAGGATTGTTTCTACGCCATCTCACGCTGGGATCGCGAGCTGTTCAGTAACCGCGGCCTGGTCAACGTCGAGCAACTCGCGAGCCGTGAGATCCAGCGCCGCTGCGAGCGAGGTCTGACGTCTCCGCTGCACTTCCAGTACCACCATGACGCCACTGACGAAGACCCTCCGGACCTCACGAGCTTTGCGATCGTACGCAAGACGGCGCGGTGAGCCATGCCGCGGGGCGTTGCGCATTCGCCCGAACTGCGCGCCCAGGTCGTCGCGGCCGTCCTGGCAGGGATGTCGATTGCCCAAGTAGCCAAGCAATACGGCATCGACAAGAGCCTGGTGTCACGTTGGGCGGCCGAACCGTTGCAACCAGTTGCAACCGAGCAACGCGCGCGCGACCCCGAGACGATCGGCGACTGGATTCTTGACCTCATCGCTACCCACGTCACCACGATTCAGGCTCAACTACAGGCAGCAGCTCGCCCTGAGTGGCTTGAAAAACAATCAGCCGCCGAGCTTGCCCAGTTGGTTGCGGTTGAACGCGATACCACCCTTCGACTTCTCGCCGGACTCAGACCAGTCGAACCCGAACCTTCCGCACTTGCCCCTGGTGCTTCCCAACTTGCACATGGCGCAGCAGACGATGCTGTCTGAGAAGCGGCGGTTCAACGTCGCGGCCTGTGGTCGGCAGATGGGCAAGACCACGCTCGGCATCAGGCTCGTGGCGGAGGGCGTGCAGGCTGGCGAGACATGTGCCTGGATGGCGCCCACGTACAAGTATCTCGACGAGGTGTGGCGCCAATTGCGAGCGGTGCTCGAGCCGATTACCGCTGAGAAAAGCGAGCAACAGCACCGCATCGCTGCAAGCAACGGTGGAGCGGTGGAGTGCTGGTCGCTTGACGATCCCGACGCGGCACGCGGCCGCAAGTACAACCGTATCGTCGTCGACGAGGCTGCATTGGTGCGCGACCTGGACACGGTCTGGCAGGCATCACTCCGTCCGACATTGAGCGTGCTCGGCGGCGACGCGTGGTTTCTCAGCACACCGCGCGGGCTCGATGCGTTCCATGCGCTCTACCAACTCGGCCAGGACCCACTCCAGGAAGACTGGCGCTCGTGGCAACTGCCCTCGAGCGCGTCGCCGTACATTACGGCGGAGGAGATCGAGGCGGCACGGCGCGAGCTTCCGGAGCGGACCTTTGCGCAGGAATTTCTCGCACAGTTCATCCAACTGGATGGAGCGGGGGTATTCCGCGGCGTGGATGCGGTCTCCCGACTCCAGCCGGCGGAGCCGGCGCGTGGACACCAATACGTGATCGGTGTGGATTGGGGGCGCACGAACGATTTCACCGCGATCAGCGTGATCGACGCCACGTACATGGAGCAGGCCGCACTCGACCGCTTCAGCGAAATCGACTACGAGCTCCAGACCGAACGCTTGCATCGCTGGTGCGAGCTGTATCACCCGGTCCTGGTCGTGGCCGAGCACAACAGCATGGGCGGCCCGCTCACCGAACGCTTGCAGACGGGCTACGCGCGACTCCTGGGCAGGGCGAGAGCGGCCCTGCCAGTGTGGGCCTGGGAGGCCACCAACGCCAGCAAGGCCGCGCTCGTGCAGAGTCTAGGCCTTGCCATCGAACGGGGCGACCTCACCCTGCTGGACGACGCTGTCCAGCAGAGCGAGCTGCTCGGTTATGAAGCACAGGTCTTGCCAAGCGGCATGCTGCGCTACGGGGCGCCGCAGGGCCAGCACGACGACACGGTGATTGCGCTCGGCCTGGCGTATCTCGGGGCCCAGCGCGAAGAGCACCCGCTGCCGGCGCGCTCGAGCTACGCCTTCGCCGGCGGGCGTCGACGGTGATGGAGTGGTGGATGTGGGCGCTGGTCGCGCTCGGCGCTTGGACCGGCGTGAGTGTGCTCGGGGGCGTCCTGGCAAGTCGCCTGTTCCGGTGGCTACGTGAGCCCTGACGAGCAACTCGAGCGCGAGGACTTGCTGGCCGGGCTCGACGTGCTGGTCGGCTTGATGGCGTGTCTCGCAGCGATGGACGAGCGCCAGGACGACTACGCCGCGTGGGTGGCCGACACGGTGAACCGCCCACTCGAGCATGTCGAACCGCACTGGTTCCGCGCCGCGTGACGATGGCGTAAAGTGGACGCGCGTCCATCTATGCCCATCGATCGCTCGAAGAAGGACCTGAAGGCGCCTGAGTCGGGCTACCTGACCGACCTGCAGACGTCGCTGGGCGACCAGTACCTGCAGCAGGACAACGACATCGACCTGGTCCGCGAGCAGCGCGAGATGCGACGGCCCGCACTCTCCGAAGCCGACAAGGATTTTTTGCTTGTCCACGTCGATCCCCGCGACCCAGACATCACGGAGGAAGCGTTCCAGCAGACCGCCATCCTGACCCTCGAGCGCCCGAAGTTGAGCATTGTCGGCGGTGAGGGTGACACCGCCCAGACCGTCGCGAGCAAGCTCGAGCACTTCACCGAGGAGACGCTCTGGGAGTGCGGCACGCGCGAGCCCGGCTCCGACACCATGACCCAGGTTACCGACGCCACGCTGAACGATGGCGGCGGATGGGCCAAGATCCTGTGGCAGTCTGACCTGTGGTCCGAACGCTACGGTGTCCCCTCACCCAAATCGGGCGACCCGACCGAGGCCTATATCGCGTACGACAAGATGACCGAGGAAGCGAAGAAGCGCGCCGGGCCGCCGTTCGTGTGGCGCTGCGTCGACCCGCGGTCGGTCTACCCACAATGGAGCAATGGCTATCTGTGCGAGGTGCTCGAGGTCAGCGAGATGCCGCTGCGCACGGCCTTCCGTCGATACCGGCTCGGCCTGGATGGCAAAGGCGACATCGTGCCCGAGGAGCTCGGCCAGGCGCAGAACATCATCGAAGCCTCGCGCAACCCGCTTGCCACGGTGACGTTCCTCGAGCACTGGGATGACCTGTGGTGCTCATACGCGATTTGCGGCCAGAACTACAACGGCGACAAGACGGGCTACATCGTCAAGCAGTTCAAACACAAGTACAGCTTCGGCGTGCCGTACGACTTCGCTCCAGGGCTGATGATGTCGCACTGGAGGACCCGCAAGGTCGGCTGGGGCATCGGGCGGACCAAGCTGTGGCTCGTCCAATATCGGCAGTACCTGCGCGCGATGCACGCCCAATATGTTGCTCGCGACCTGCTCTCTCCGCTGGTTACCTACGGCGACACGCCCGCGTCGCAGATCATCGGCGACGACGGTCTGCCGAAGGAAACCGACCCGACCGTTCATCCTGGTGAGATTCTGAACCTGCCGCCAGGTCGACAATTGCAGCGTATCCAGTATCCCGACGCGGCCACGCTCGAAAAGCACATGGCGCTCATCGACGGCGCGATCCGCGACCTGGAGTCACCGCGAGTGACCACGCTCTCGGGCATGGAAGGCGCGGGCTTCGCCATCTCACAGGTGCTGAGCTACTCGCGCACTCGAGTAGGCCCGGTGCGGCATGGCATCGAATCGCTGCTCAAGGGCCAAACTGAGAAACTCTGGACGCTCATTCGCGAACGCGCCAACGAGAAGGTCTACGTGTTCTCCGGCGGCGTCGACGTCGGCTCCGGCAAGGCCGCGGCGGAGTTCATCGGCTTCGGGCCCAAGGACCTCGAGCGTCCGATGAGAATTCACTGGGAGGTGCAAGCCGAGCTCCCGACAGACCGCATGATCATGGCCCGATATGCACACGAGCGGCTCGCCGCGGGCACGTATGGCAAAGATGAGGCGGTCCAGTTTCTCGGGGATAATCCCGACGAGATCCGCCGCAGCATCGCCCGCGACCGCATCCGCTCGAGCCCGGCGTACCAGAAGTGGCTCGACGCGGAAGTGTTCATGGAAGCGGGCCGCGGCGACATGCTGCAGAAGGCGCAGGAGGCCGAGCAACTCGCGCTCAACGGGCAAATGGGCGCCGCCGGAGCACCAGGTCTGCCGCCGGGCGGCCCACCGGGAGCGCAGCCGCAGCCAGGCGTCTTCGAAGGTGGCGCACCAGGCGCTGGGGGCGTGCCGGACCTGGGCGCGCTCGCCGCGGCACCGAACGGTGCTGGCGTCAGTCCGCCGCCGTATCAGCAGGTTGTACAGGGCGCGCAACAGGGAGGTCAGTGATGGCGAAGTACACGACGAGCAAGGACGATCGCGCCGACAAGAAGGCCGGCATCAAGCCAGGCAGTAAGCGCGACACGGCACTCGACAAGCGCCGCGGCGTCAAGGAGCCAAAGGGCAAGTAACTGCATATGGCGACCTCGCCGAAGCAGAACGAGATCATGCAACTCCAGTCGGAGATCACCAACGAGATCCACCGCGACGCGGGTGCGATCGCTACGGGTGTGTTCGGCGACAACAAGAACCATCCCGACATGGCGCAGGTCAGCAACCAGCAGATCGACGACCTGTACCGCAGCAAGTACCAGGCGAACGACCGCACCTGGCTGCAACAGGAAGCGAGGCGCGACCCGCAGCAGTTCCTGGACGTGGCGAAGCGCATCGGTGTCCAGCCGCCGAGCACCGCGCCCGGTGTGGCGCCACCACCGCGGCCGGGCGAGCTCGAGAACAAGCTGGCTACCGCGTTAGCAGGACCACCAGCAGGAGCACCAGCACCGGCGCCAGCAGCAATGCCGCCAATGCCAGCACCTCAAGTAGCGTTACCCGCTCCGCTGCCGGTGCCTGTCGCTGGTCCTCCCCCCGTTCCTGTGGCACCAGCGCCCGTGATTCTCGGGCCGAACGGCATGCCGTTGCCACCGTCAGGAATGTAAGCCGTGCCTGGAACGCTCCTGCGCACAGACTACGAGGCGGCGAACGCCGACGAGCTCAAGCAGCACCTGGCTGAGCTCATGGCTCGAGCGCCCACGCCGAGCGACAGTCTGACCAATCCTGTCATCCAGATGCCCGCACCGGAGCCGGTGCCGCTGATCGCAGGCACTCAGGCACTGAGTGGCTCGGCTGAGGCACAGCCTGCGGCAGTGTCTGCGGCTCCTACGCCCAGCGACTCGCTCACCAACCCGGTGATTCAGCCAGCATCGCCTGAGGCCCAGCAGACGCGGGACGAACTGCAGGCCCACCTGGACAGCCTTATGGCACCCGCTGCGCCTGCGGCCCCGCCTGACGCAAGTTCAGCCCCGTCCGCAGGAAGTGGCTCACCCGTGCCGAATCCTGCGGATTCCACAGCGATTTCAGCCCCACCGGCACCGAGCGCCCCGCCAGCAGTGGTGCCGAGCGATGGCACCGCTCCCGCTCCTGCCGACTCCGGCGGCACCCGTGATGAGCTGCTCGCCCACCTGAACCAGGTCAGTGGCGGCGGGCTGAAGCTGCTCGGCGAGGGCTGGACCAGCCTGGGTGGTGCGGCGCAGCAGACCAAACAGGAATTGCAAGACCACCTGACGTCGCTCCTGGCACCGCCCGCGCCCGCGGCATCGAACGCGCCGACCCCGAGCGACACGCTTACCAATCCGCTCGGTTCAGGCAACGCGGCGACCGATGCGACGCCTGTGCGGGTTGGCCAGGGACAGTCGGCGTTCATCAACAGCCTGCAGCCGTTAGCCGCACGAGTGGCGGCGCGGACGGGCATCGACCCGAACGTGATGATCGCGATTGCCGCCAACGAGACCGGCTGGGGCCAATCGCAGACCGCCAAAGAGCAGAACAACCTGTTCAGCATCCAGGGCCCGTCTGGCGGTGCCTCACGTTGGGCGAGCTACGACAGCCCCGAGCAGTCGTTCCAGTCGTTCGTTGACCTCATCTCGAGCGCGCCGCGTTACAAGCAGGCGTGGGCTGACCGCGGCGATCCAGCGAAGTTCGTCGACGATTTGCGCAACGCCGGCTACGTCGTCGATGAACCGGGCTATCCGGCGCAAGGCTGGGTCGACCAGGTCAAGGCGATCAACAGCCATCTCCCGGCCGCTCCGAGTGCTGGATCAAACGTCGTCGACCGTGCGGCGGGACTGGTGCAGCAGGGCGCGCAGGCGGTCCAGCAGAAGGTCAGCGACATCAGCCAGTTCGGTGACTCTCAACTCACCGCGGCTGAAGCAAACGCCGCGTGTGGACCAGCGGCAGCTGTCCGGTTCGCACAACGCTTCGGTCGCAATCCGACCTTGCGTGAAGCGACCGACCTGGCGAAAACCGTCGGGTGGACGAGTGGCTCGGGCATGGCCGGCCTCGGCTCCGAGAAAGCGCTCATGGACAAGATGGGCGTCGCGACAAAACTCGTCAGCGGCCCAGATTGGGGCACCTTCGCCAATGAAGCGCGCACCGGTAATCCGGTCACGATCTCGACGCAAGGCCATTACTTCACCGCCGACGGCTGGGATCCCGCCACGAATCGTTTTCACGTGGGCCGGAGTGGAATGGATCTGCGCGGCGGCAGCGAGTGGATGACGCCCGAGCAGATGACGGGTTTGATGGGCCCGGTGCAGGGCGGGCTGCTGGCGGATAACCCGACCACGCCACCGTCGACGACGGTGACGACGGTGACGAAAGCCGGCTTCACCGCACCAGGTGGCACGACGGATCAGCAGGCTGCCGCGGTCGAAGCGCCGAAACCGCTGCAGCTCATCGGCGAAGGATTCTCCAGTCTGGGGAGTGGTGCGCAAGCGGCAGCCCAGGGCGGGCTGAAGATCATCGATAACGCGATAGACACCGCGACTCAGGCGGCAGGCAAGGTGGTGGCTGATACCAGCGGCCCGCAGACGGCGGCCATGCAACCCACGCCATCGGACACGCTCACCAATCCGCTCGTTACACGCGGCACGCCTGAACCAGGCAGCGCGCAGCTCACGGGTCAGCCCGCGGGTGGCATCGCCGAGCCGACTGGACCCGCGGTGCTGCCGTCGATTGGTGAAGCGAAAGACGCGCTGCTCCAGGGCGATACGCAGGGTGCGCTCGATGCGCTGAACCGAGCCGGCACTGCGATCTCAACGTCAGCTCCAGCGCAAGCGATCGCCGAGAACCAGGCCAATCCTCCATTGGCTGGAGCTCGAGAGGCGATCGCCAATGCGCCGGTGCTTGGTGGAGCGCTCGGCATGGCGCGCGGCCCGGACCTGCTGAGCCAGGACGAGTTGCTGCGCACGCCCGAGGCGGACACCGCGCGCGCGATCCTCGAGCAAATGAACCGTGGTGCGCCGGTTGCCGATGCGGATGTTGCGGAGGCCACGCGCACGTTGCTGACCTCTCAGGCGGTCGCGATGACGGGCGAAGGCTTCGGTCGACCTGGAGAGACGGGCCGCCCACCTTCGCGCCCTGGTGCTGAAGAGCCTGCTCCTGGAGGGACTCAGATCCTGGGACCGCGGGGTGAGGTGCTGTCGACGGTGCCGGCAGCGCCCGATGCGACAGGACTCGGCGCGCCGAGCGAAACGGCTAGGCGAGTTGCGTCGACAGGCCCCGATGCGGCCGAGGTCGCGCGTCTGCGCCTCGACAAGTTCCCCGAGTGGCTGCAGCCCACCATCGAGGACGCCGCTCGAGCTACTGACTTCGCTGCCGAGCAACGCCGCGGCGTCATCCCGAACGCGCAAGCCGAAGCGATGGCTGACCAGGTCGGGCGAAAGGTCGAGGATTGGATCGCGCAAAGTCAGCCCGGCAAGATCTTCAACACTGAGGAGACCCGCGCCCTGCGTAACACGGTCACCGCTCAGGCGCAACTCGTCAACGACCTCGCCAAACAGGTCAGCGACGCAGCCGCGAACGGTATTGTGGATGACCGACTGGTGGCGCGGTCAGTCGGTGAGGGTGACAAGTTGCAAGCCCTGATCAGTGTGATGGAGGGCAATCGTGCCGAGTGGGGGCGTGCGGGCCAGGCTTGGCAGGCCGCCACGCGCCTGGTCGATCTCCCGCCGGGCGAAGCGATTACGCAGATCTACAAGTCACTCGGCGGCCGGGACAACGCGCTCGAGGCAGTACAGCACTACAACGAGCTGGTGCAGAGCGGCGCGGGTCCGTTGCAGATGGCGAATTTCTGGGCAGGTATCAAGAATCCACCCGCGGGAGTCGGCGACTGGCTGAAAGCCCTGCGCTACAACAGCATGCTCAGTGGGCCGCGTACCGTCGAAGTCAACGCGATCGGCAACGCGCTCGAGATTCCCTGGCGGTTAGCGCGAGACACTGGGGCAAGTTTTGCCCGCGGTCGACCCGAAGAACTGGCTCCCGAATTGAGCGGCCTGGTGGCCGGCCTGGGCAAGGGTAATCGCGCGTTCATGGATACGTGGACGCACGGACTCACGCAGGAGCAGCTCGCGGCAGGTGAGTTGCCAAATACACTCGCGTCACGCGTGCGCAACCCGGTGGGCAAGGCCGTGGCAGGCGCGATCGATATTCCCTCACGCATGCTCGCCGCCGGCGACGCGTGGGGTTCAGCGCTCGCGCAGTCGATGGCCCTCGGTCGCCGCGCGGGTGTCATGGCATCGAAGGAAGGACTCGGTGGCGCTGCCTGGAAGGAACGCGTCGCCGAGTTGATGGCGAACCCTTCGCGGGACATGCTCAAGGAAGCGAACGCTATCGCGGAGCGGATGGTCTACCACGGCGACATGGGTCGATTGGGGAACGCGCTCTCTGAGGTCCAGCGTGTACCAGTTCTCG